TTTTGTCTCCTTAGTAAGTTTACAGATAGGGCTAAAGTTTCCCTTAGCCCCACCTATCTAATTACTTAGATTAGGCTGCTGGACGAACTGCTGATGCAGTTTGTACACGCCATAGTGCTTCTGAACGATATAGGTTCCATCCAAGTACGCCGTACCATCCGATTGGACGTAGACGCATTAACTTGTCTGTAACTGGACCGATAACTGTGTGTGGCTCTTCAGCAACAGCCTCAGCAAGCGCTTGTTGACCCATGATAAATGTGTCGTAAACGCGAGTTTGTGTTGTGCCTGAACCAGCACCAGCCTGTGAGTTAGGTAGACGTGGAGACTCGATGAAAGCAACGCCTTCAAAAGTTCCAATCTCGCCTGCGTAAATTCCTGCTGGATTTACGTACTCTGCAGGTTGACGCCATGCAGCAGTTCCAGTCTCAGCACGAAGATCGTGTGAAACTTCTGGGTGGATGTATGAAGCAAATAGGTTTCCACGACGTGGAACTACGTTTGCTGCACGCATCTTCGCTACTACGTAGCGGATATCTTTTGCCTTGATTGTATCAGTTGCAGATACACCAGTTACAGCAGCAGTTGAAATTGCTCCTGCGATCTCACGGATTACTTGTGATCCGCCAGCAAGAACGCTGCGAACTACTAGATCTAGAGAATCATTCATGTTGAATGCAACGATATTAGCAAGTGCTGGCTCTACATCAGCAAGGCTGAATAGGTCCAACTTACGAGTTGAGATGATTGAGTTACCGTACTCATTTAGAGTAACAGCAACTGTTGTTGTAGCAGGTACTGCTACTGCTTCTACGTCTGAAGTTTCAGTTAGTGTAGAAGTCTTTACTGCCAAGTCGTTGTAAACTTGGAACAGTACGCTTGAACCAGCGTGGGTTTGTGATACAGGCTTCTTATCAGCCACAGCACGGAATGACGGTACGGAACGAAGAGCGAACTCTACGAGACGGTCATACGCCTGGGTTACAAGGTTAGCACCGACCACTGTGCCTGCTTGCCCTGAAGGCAAGGCGGCCGAGGTATATAAATCTGGCATTTAAGCAGATCCTTTCGGTTAGTTTGAAATTACTACGATTTTGAACCGTAGATTAGGTTTAGAATATCTTCGGCAGATTCAGCAGACTGAATTCTTATGCTCATGTCTTCTGCTTTGTCGGGGGATAAAGCCCCAGTTGTTACATTATCCATTTGTCGCAGAGATGCGACATCCTTAGAATCTATCTCTTTCTTTGGTTGTAGTTGAATACCGAATACATCAGCATTCTGCTCTAACCATCCTGAGATTGCTTCTTCAGAAGCATCTAAGTCATTTGGTATGAATGTGGCAACCTTTGGGTTTACGCCACGGGATGCGAATACATCCTTCAAAACCCGCTCTCTTTGGGACTTGGTAAGTTCTCCTAGGGAGGACTCCAGTTCCTTGCTTCGTCTTTGCTCCACCTTTAAGGCTTTGCGTAGTTTCTTTACAAGGTCTGTATCAGAATCAAATGTTGTCGTATCGACATCATCTTCCTCGTCATTTTCATCCCAGTAGTTATCGCGGTTGTTGCTCATAGCAACCTCTCCCTTTTCTTAGTAGTTGGCGTACGCCTCAATATAGATAGGGGCATTTATATTGGCTCGTACTATCGGTCTAATACGCCGCATGGGGCCGATGGATCCATGTCGGGATTCTAGTTAGATTGCTCCTAATGTACTTCCAGTACTTAGGCTTTGAGAAGTCGTTCCTGCTGATCCTTGGAAACTTCTAGCAGCCAATTCAGCAAGTCTCTTACGTCGTTCTGATTCAAGTCCTTTAAATTGTTCCGCTTCAAGTTCTGTTTGAATACTCTGCTTGCTAGCACCTTCAGCACGTTCAAAAATACCAGAGTACTTAGTCATAGGCTCTAATGTTCCTGCAATGTTTTCATAACCCTTAGAGGCTAATGCAGTTACTTGTGCTTCACTAAGTCCTTGTGCGGTTAAAGCAGCACCATATTGCTCAGCAGTTGTTTTATCAAATGCAACTCCTACGGCAGGGTTGGCTCTACGAACTGCCTCTATTGCAAAGGCTGCTGTATTAATATTTTGTTGCATCTTTTCAGTACCAACATTTGGATCCATGTAAAAATCTGTAAGATCTTGAGCACCATTAATGAAGTTAAGTTTTTTCAAAGTATCAACAATTGCAGGGTCTGAACTAATAGCCTTTAGGCGAGCAGTATTAGCAAGCATATCTAAATCAGCAACACTTCGTCTATTCTTTAAATATTTTTGGATATAATCTTGACTAACGAATTTATCACTAACCCCGTATTTATCTCTTACGCCCTTATATCCCTCAACAGCGTTAAACAAGTCAGAGGCGCTATACTTGGCATTATCTGCCAAAGCATCGTTGTAAAAACCATAAGATGAGTAGAATGGAGAACTCAATACAGTTCCCTTTTTGGTTGTATAAGTCTTAGTGTTTAAATAGATATCAATAGCAGAATCTGCATCTATGCCATCTTTTAATAAATCAGTTAAAAATGTAACTGAACTATCCACTAGGCTAGAAGGAAATCCTCTACCAAGAAGCATAGCCTTAATAACCTGTATATCGGTAGTACCTACTACAGTCTCTTCTTCTTGACCATAGGAAGGATTTGGCTCAAAACCAGTAGATCCATCACTATAGATTAAATCATATCCGATTACTTTACCTTTTGAATCATACTTGGCTATACGACTAACTATAGTTTTTCCTGTATTTGCAGTAGATGTAGATGTACCTGTTGGTCCATACTCGCCTCTACCAACTCCACCCATTGCTGAGGCTGGAGTTGTTTTAACAGGTTTCTTTGTAGGTGTCTCTACTACTGGAGTTTTATTTACTGGTCTTGCATTAGTTGCAGGACTTCCATAAAGATTAATAGTTTGTGTTGGTGCCGTAGGTTTAGCGGTAACTCTATCTTCACGCTGATTTGCAGTTGTAGGTTTCTTAGGAGTTGCCATTATCTACCTAATTCCTTGGCTAGTTTTTCGGCTAGAGCAGTACCTCTTTGAATAGCCATAGGGCTAGTGGCAAAACGAGGATCACTCATTACCAGGTTGTCTAATTCTAAATCGTTCATAGGGCGATAGTTTCCCTTTTCATCTTTGAAGTTTAAAGCGCTGACAATTAATTTATCATCAGCGGCAACATTACGACCAAAGGTTTTCATGAGACCATCTTGCATTGGCTTGACATAAGTCATAACATCGTCACCACCAATAAGGTTATTTTGAATACCTAGGAATTTAGTAGAAGCAATTCTTCTCTGTTGACCAAAGTATTGATTTAATATTTCGCTTGCAACTTTGTCATCTGAGGCACTAAGAACATTCTTGATAACTCCAGCAACTGCAGGTAGGTCTGGTTCAGTTAATAGGTTATTTTTATGTACACCAACGATTTGGTCATACAGCGACTTAGCCTGACCGCCGAGACCATCACTTGTAGCAACATCAAAGTTCTTAACAAGATAGTTGGCAAGGAACTGTTGTTGTTCCTCTTTGGTAAATCCTTCATCAAAAGTAGTAGTCTTTGTACTAGTGACATCACCCTTGGTGGTCATAGTAGTTACGCTCTTGGCTTGTTGTTTCTTAGCCTCAATATTGCGTAGGTTCTTAAATTCAGTTATTACATTCTCAGGTGGAAATTCTCCATAAGCCTGGAAGTATGCATTAGATAGTTGAGACTTAGCATCTGTATCATCTAGTAACTTAATAGAGGTAGCAATACTCTTGCTAAACTTAACAGTATTTACGCTCTTAGTAGAGTATAGTTCTTTAAGAGTATCAAGGAATGGAATACCATTTTGAAGGGATATTCTAGATACTTCCTGAAGGGCTTTAGTGTCATCGTTCCCAATGACTCCTCTAGGAGTGGTATCCTTGGACATACCAGTTCCACGCAGTAGAGCCTGAATGTAATCTAACTTATTAACAAAGCCAGGTACTGGGCTTTCTTCATTACGCCAGTTTAATAGGTAGTTACCTATGGCATAAGAATAAGCAGCAGGATTGGTGTAAACTTGTGATTTTACCTCAAATGAATCTTTTGCTTGCACTTGAGCAAGTTTAGCAGCATCTGATAAATACTGTGGTCCTTGATTAACTGGCAACTTATTCCTCAACCTTCAGTTTTGAAGCAAACACCCCGTAGTACATACGAGCAAATGCTGGGTTATTAATCATTAATTGCGTTGCTAAAAGATCTAACTTTTTAGCCTCTTCTTTAGCAAGCCAGAATCCTGAACCCATTTGAGGGGTAGCAGTAGTTCTAACTTCTTGTAGATACTTTTCTAAATCTTTATACGCTGTGTAGAATTGAGCAGTTTCTTTATAGATAGGAGATTGCTGGAATGCTGGTTCTGCTAATGCTTTACCAATATTTGCTATCTTCTCTTCTGCTGAACCAATATCAACTGACATAACAGGAGCACTTCCACCAAATTGGTCATTTAGTTTAATTAACTCTTCTGTATACCAAACATCGCTATAACCCATACTTGCTTGTTCTTCAGATATCTGAGACTTAGCCATTTGGTAAACAATGTTTTCAGCATATTGTTCTAACTCTTCAGGACGTAGATTACGACGACGACCTGTAGCCTTCTGCCAGTTATAATAGGCAGTTGCCGCTTCTCCACCAGGGAAGAAGTACGGAACAATATCTCCAGCCTTTGTAGCATACTTATCTGCCATATCTGGATTATTGTTTAAGAATGACCAAGCATCTCCAGTACCACGAACACTTCGTGTGGAGCCAGCAAGGACTGCTAATAGGTTCTTAATACCAAATGTATCAGAGAACTCACCAATAGCAGCAAAGTAATCACCAGGATACTTGCGACTTATTTGGTCATAAGCGTTGTAAAGGAAAGTCTGAGTTCTTAGAGCACCATTTTTGTCTTTAGCAAATACCTCTTGAGAAGGAGTTGCAGGAGCAATAGATTGAAATAGTGCAGTATATAAACCTGTCCAACGTGACAGACCACGAGCATCATTAAATATTTGATTACGCTCAGCATCATTTGCTAATGGATTCTCTCCATATTTGCCAGTAGATGCTAGGTATGAAGCCCAGTCTTTTACACCACGTTCAACTTGAGTATTATTGTTGATCGATAGTAAGAATGATTTCTTTAACCATGCAGGTAATACTAAATCTTGTATTCCTTCAGGTTCACCAAATGGAAATATAATCTGACGCACAGCATCCCACTCAGGACCAAATGCTTTAGACTTACCACTTGCTGCATAAATGATCTGTCCCATAGGGCCAATACCAGGAATTGCTGGATTGACTGCACCAAAGACTAAGTTTAATGACTGTACAGGTGCAGTAATTTGTAATGCTCCTGCTGTATCAAGATTCTTACCAGCCATAGCACCAATGATGCTACCTGCTAGTGGGTAACGGAAACGAGTCTCACCAAATTCATCTTTATAAAAGAAGCCTTGGTTCTCATCATATTTAGTTCCAGTTAAATCATAAATTGCGCTAGAACCTTGTTGGGTTAACGAATTGTAAGCACGGCCTAGTTTATAGAACTGTACTGGATTATCCTTTAGGAGTTGACTCCATTTGTACATAGTATTGAACTGTGCCTGTGCGAATGGGAATATGATTCTCATAGCATTAGCATATTGGCGTTGCTTAGATGCATCATAAAATAAATCTTTAGTATATTTAGATGCTTGCTTAGTAGCCATAGAGTTCATTGTCTCTAGGTTAATTCCATCAGTAATTGACTTGCCCTTTTTACGAGCAGCAATTTCCTTGTTAATAGCACGTAGTGATGGATGACGACGAAGACCTATGTTTCTTCCATTCGTGGTCAAAGGTGATAATGACTTCTGAGCATTAACTAGTAAAGAGTTTAAGTCAGAGTCGTTAATCATACCTACATAACGGCCCACATAGTCCCAATATGACATACGGAACTCAGGAGAGAAGTTAACTACATTTTCTACCTTAGTTGCAATATCAAAGAACCAAGATACGGCAGTATCTAAGTACTTAGTATCTTGAGGACCAAATCTTTTATCACGCACATGGATAACTGTAGAGCCAGTCATATCTTCCTTAGGGAAGTTACGGGCTACAAGAGTCTTGAATGCACCATCTTCATCAGCAAAGTCATTAATGTTTCCAGCCTTCTTGTAAGAAGGAATCTGAATCTTCTTTCCATTTACAATTGCTTGACCATCAGCCAAAAGTCTACGCATATCTGCTGACTTAGCGCCAGTTCCAATAACGTTATTAACATAACGTGCTACAGAACCTGTAGATTCAGCATCAAACAAGTAAGTCTTTACGTTTTCTGCAATTATATTATCAGGAGAAAGATTGTACTTTCCGTTTACTTTCTTCTGGTCTCTTAAGAAAAGAGCAGCAAAGTCACCTGAGGCAACACCATTTCTGCCACCGTTTACTAAATCTTCTAGTATGCCAGCAAATTTCTCGCCCTTACCTTCAACTAAAAGGCGAACTAAATCATCTTCTGGACCACCAGCATAGTTAGCAACTAGCGGTATAAGTCTGTCAGAATAAGCACGAATTAAAGTATTAGATAAACCAATGTGGTATTTATCGCTTTCGGTACCAACTGCTTCATAAATCTTACCTACGAATGCAAATCTTGGGTCACCTGAGTTATAGTTTCTAGCAAGGAAGTTAAAGTTTTCTTCTACAGCCTCAGAGATTGATGCGTTCATTTCTGCATCTTTACCTATAAGTTTATTACCATTAACATCGTTGGAATACTTAGACATTCTAGCAAGTAATTGTTTTACTTTACCACCATTTGGATTACCAGCAATCATTGCTATGTAATTAATTGGGTGGTTGAATAATGATTCATGGCCAGAGAAGTATTGACGGAACTGCATTTCACCAATGTTACGCATAATATATGCAACACGGAATGCTAGTTGAGCAGTTCTCCAGCGATCACCAAACTCAGTACTAAATACATCTAAAGCACGTTTAGTGCCGTATTTAACCTTTTGGTCATTGTACTTGCTTATAAGTTTCTTAATATCTCTAGTATCAGGTAATCTAATTACATCATCTAGGAATTGATATTCAAATATAGCCTGGTCACCAGCAAAGGTGTGAGTAGTTGTCTGTCCATTTATCAAAACACCATCTAGGGAAGGTAGTTCACCTTTAGCAAGTCTTTCAGGAGTATACTGCTTAATGATTGCATTTTCTCTACCAGTAGCACGGAATGCATCACGTACTGCGCTAGCAAGTGCTTCATCATTAGGTGCAAGTTTATTTGCTATTGCAGTTTGAGCATTCTCAATTTCTTGGAAAACGATACCAGAACGTTCTCTTACAGAAGGTGCAGCAGCAATTCTATTAATTGTAGTTGATATGATCTCGTCAGGGATTCCAGCAGAAGACATCCAGTCTTCCATACCATTTACAAGTCTATCAATATCATCTAAAGGTAATACAACAGATTGGGTAAAGTAACGACCAAATCCTTTTTCAATTCTTTCTACCTGAGCAATTGCTTTAGTAGCAACAGATGGAACAACTTTAAATACAGGACTATTGGCTAACTTTGCTGCTTCTCCTTTAAGAGTTAAAGAGCGAAATACCTTTGGGTCAGATGTAGGTGCTGCTAAGTGCTTTAAGAATATAGATATTACTTCATCACTTGTAGTTGCATCAACCAATTCCTTGGTCATTTCAGCATCTAATTTACGGCCAAATAATCTATGTAAACGAGAGAAGTCTTTTTCTTTTGCTACAACCTCTGCTACTTGAGAAAAGCGTTTTCCTAACAAGTAGGTAGCAGCCTTATTTAAATCACCTTTTGCTGCACCACCAAAGCCATCAATTAATCCTACTTCAGATTTGTAGAACTCTTTTAAATACTGAGTATCTGCAATATCCATCTCAAGACCCATAAGTTTGGCGATGCCAATGTTCTCAGGATCATTTAGTATTTGCGCAACTAGTTCTGGATCTTGCGCAGCATAGTCACGTAATACTTCAATTTCTTTTAACTTACCATCTACACCAGCACGTGCTGCTTTGGCGCTATCTAAAGCGGCATTTGCTTCTAAAATTTCATCTTGGGCACTTTTAATAGATTCAACTAATTTAGCGCCTAGTTTGCTGCTCATGGCTACATCGCCACTTAATGATGTAATAGTTTCAGTAACGCCTACTCTGCGTGCTCCGACCTTCTCACCATTCTTGATTACAACTCCACCCATGCCACCATGAATAGCACGAACATTGCTGTAAGCATCTGCTACCCAACTATTTTCAATAGCATTGGATACAGTTATTATTAATTCTTCGTTTTTACTTGCTAGTGCTCTAGCCATAAGAATAGCAACATTCTCGACTCCAGCATTAGAAAGAATATCATCCATAGATGCTTTAGGGCCAAGTTTACCTTCAGCACCTTTTGTAACATAAGCATTTAGTGATTTTCTTAAATCATCAGTAATATTAGGATTACGTAATTCTGTTTGTAATTCGTCCCAAAAATTAGCACGTCTAGAAGACTCTTCAATTATCTCATCTTGAGTTGCACCCTTGTATGTTTTAGATATGTCATATACATCTAAAGGTTGCTTACTTGATGCAGTAAGAACATACTCTTTGTCCGTATATGCACCGAATTGTAACTTGCCAGGTACAGGAAGATCCTCAGTAAAGATACCAACAAATGCTTCACCTGTGTTAATTTGATCTGCTTCTAATTGAGCAATAGAGTCAATAACACCATTTGGCTTCTTTGCAGCAAGTTCAGCAGTTACGAAATCGCCAATACTTCCATCTGCAATAGCAGCAACTACCTCAGGATCACCCTCTACTCGTGTACCACGAGAGAATCCTACAGTTAATGCTCTTTCAAGTTTCTTAATTACAGCATTACTTTTAGATTGTTGAGTCTTAGTTAATTCTCTTTCAGCCTTCATGTAAGAGTTATCTAAAGTACGACGTACTTTCTTTTCGCTACCTACACGTTGCTTAATTAATTCTTTTTCTTGTTTAGTTAAATTTTTAATATCTAATGCTTTTGCAGCATCTACTTCATTAATAACTGCTTGAGCAGCAGTTTTGGCCTTCTGTAATTCTTTACCACCCGCAATAATCTTGGTTAAAGAACCAGGACCAACCCATAGAGATGGGTCTGTACCAACAGCAAGTACGCCATCAACGATGCCTGACATTACACGATAAGGAGTACCGTTTGGATCAGCACCTAAAACACTCATAGATGAACGACCTATAGTAAATGATTTACCATTTATACGTCCATAAGCAGACATAGCCTTAGCCTGTGCAGCGCCTACTTTACTTTCAGGAGAAACAAAGAATCCAGAACCAGTATCAATTGGACCCTTACCAGTAACTGCACCAGCAGTTGCACGCATAAGTTGTCCTAGATTAGTTTCTTCTCCGACAAGTTCGCTTAGAGAAGCATTGCTAATAAGTTGTCCTGTACTTATTTCGCCTTTAGATCTAGCATAGATATTTCTACCTACGTTAGTTACATATTGATAAGGTGCTTGTAATGTAGCAAATCCAGTACGAGTAACACCTTTTAAAACGCTATAAACACTCTGAGTAAAGCCTTTATTCTTCTCAGCCTCACTTTTAATATTATCAACATTGATTAAGTCTTGCTTTAATTGATTGATACCATCATTTGCTGATAGTTTATCAATGCCTTTAGATGAAGAATTTAAACCAATCTTGGCAGCACTAAGAAGGTAATCTTTGCTTTGATTAGGAAACTTTGTTAAAAGCGAATTATAATTTTGTATTACGGCAGGATCAAGTCCAGACAACTGTTGATCTACAAGATTAGATAAGTTGCCTGTTCGCGTATCTGTATCAAATAAACTCGTATATTTATACTTGTTCCATGAAGATACAAGAGGATCTGTTATTGGCATTAACGACCTTCTTGAAGGAATGACTCTAATAATCTGCGGTTCATAGGAGTTGGATCCATCATGAACATAGCACGGGCTAGAATAGCGTTGTTATCAGGTCCATCAATAGGACCAGGTAATTCTTCAGGTTGACGACCAGGAGTATTTCCAGGAGCACCATCAGTAATAGGGCCTGGGTTTTCATTCATCTGATCTAATTGAGACATACGTAGGCTTGAAGCAATATTTTTAGAACCAGGAGCAGCACCAACAACATTTCTAGGCATCTCAGTTGAAGCACCTGATGCTATATCTTGTAATTGGGTAGCCTGGCTATAAGTTCCGCCTGTAGCGTTTTGAATCTTTGCATCTCTTTGTAATTTTTTTACACGTTCAGTCACTTTGTTGGAGTTATTCAAATCAACACGTTTGGCATCTGCGCCAACTCCGCTTATAACTTCTCTCACCATAATATCTCCTATTTAGTAAACTGTGTTTTTACATTAACTGGTCCACCGCACCAGATGTTATATTGAATTGCAACATTAACTGCTTTTTTAGCGGCAGATGACGCTTTAGCGTGGGTCTTAGTTTCATTATCCATTACTGCTAGAGCACCAAGTGCTATGGAACCACCAGAACCTATACCGTATAAACCTTTATCATCACGCATATACCCATAATCATCACTAACTTGGTATATTTTTCCATTAAAACAAATTAAAGCATCCCAACCAGCATCTTCATCTTTGTTATTCTTAGGATTTGGGTCATATCCTGCTTCTGTGAGTACTTGTCTTATAGAGGGAAGTACTCTAATCATCATAAAACGATCAGGTTCTTGCGTTTTAATTACTTTAGGTGGCTGCCAAACGTTGTAAAGTACATCACCAGCGGTTGCATCACCTGCAACTGCTACTAAATACTCACCAACTTTAACTATCTTGTCGCATCCCTTGGCTACATAAGGTTTATCTGTGTACGTAGTCATTGAGTCTGCTGCTAAAACAGCCCAACCTTTACCTTGAATTCCTACTATTGCAGTCATTGTCCCCTACTTACCTAAGTTATCCTTGTAAACCTGCCAATATACTCATTAAATCTGGGGCACCTTGTTGTGGGGTTCCACCAGAAGCGGATCCAGGAGTGGCTGGGGACAGGGGAGCCTGCTCTACTGGGGCTTGTGAACCTGGTGGAACCGTTCCTGCCTGCGCTTGTGCCATGGCTTGTTCCTGCGGAGTAGGTGCAGGAGGCGTGAATACGGCTAGCGCAGCATTCTCTATGCTCTCCCCGTTGCGTGTACGTGAAATCACGTCAGCAATATTTTTAATCATAGGTGATGGATCTTGACCTTGAGCAGCCATTGCAGGAATTGCTTGCGCAGTTGCTGTAATAGCGGCAGTCAAATTGGAACGCATCTTTTCAATTTCAATCTTTTGTTCTTCCATAGTAACGTTAACGGACCACGGAAGTTCTCTGCGGATGAAGTCTTTAGATACTAGTTCAGCACCTAGTGCTTGTAAAGAGAAAATTAGAGCGCGTGATGGGTCAAGACCAGCCATCAATCCATAGCGTACTTCAATTGAAGAGTCGCCCTTGATGTCTTTGCTTGGTGTGTACTTTAACTCGTACGGAGTGCCCTGTGCGACACCTCTAACTGATTTCTCTGAATTAAACACCATCTCGTCAACTTCAAAACAAGTTTTAATAACTTCTTCAAAAGTTTCTGCGAGAATAGTTTGTCCTGCCTTGATTTGTGAATCAAAGGCCCCTAACAGTGCCTGAACACCTTGACCAGTAATAATACTGGCGTCGATTGATCCAGATCTACCTTCAGGATAACGAGCACCAAGACGCATTTCGCTCTGTAGTGCTGCTTGTTCCTGGAAGGCAGCAGCAGGTATGTCAAGTCTGACACGACCAACTGATTGCGGCTGGGATGTACGAATAATCGCATCTGGTCCCATAGGCAAATCTATAACATCAGTAGGAACAACTAGAGGAGCCTGAATAGACTTCTCTGCTGCTTCCATACTTAGATTAGCAAAACGTGCTCTTGCTAATTGTACATATAAAACATC